TGACCGTTGAGAAAGGTTCAAACAAAGTTTTGGCTGTACGCCGCAATTGGGAGCCTGATGATGAGACCTATCAAAAACGACAACACTACGTCCACTATGGATACGTTCCTGGATTTGGTTTCTACTGTTTTGGCCTCATACACCTCATCGGGGCTTTTGCTAAGTCAGGCACTTCTCTTATTCGTCAGCTTGTCGATGCTGGTACTTTAAGTAATTTACCTGGCGGCTTTAAAGCTCGCGGCCTACGTGTAAAGGGAGACGATACACCCATTTCCCCAGGCGAATGGAGAGATGTGGATGTACCTAGCGGAACTATCCGCGACAACTTATTACCTCTTCCATACAAGGAACCTAGCCAGACATTGATGGCTTTGCTGCGCCAGATCGTAGAAGAGGGTCGCCGTTTAGCTAATACGGCAGATCTTCAGATTAGCGATATGTCGGCTAACGCCCCAGTAGGAACTACGCTTGCTATTCTGGAGCGCACGTTAAAAGTGATGAGTGCTGTTCAGGCACGCATTCACTACTCAATGAAGCAAGAGTTAAAACTCTTAAAAAATATCATTGCCGCATATACGCCGGAAGAGTACGAATATCAACCTACTGAAGGTTCACGTAGAGCTAAGCGCAGTGACTACGATGATGTTTATGTTATTCCTGTCAGCGATCCTAATGCGTCCACCATGGCGCAAAAGATTGTGCAGTACCAAGCGGTTATGCAACTGGCTCAGCAGTCACCCCAGATCTACAACATGCCTTTGTTGCATCGTCAGATGTTAGAGGTGCTGGGTATTAAAGATGCATCTAAGCTTGTTCCTATGGAAGAAGACCAGAAGCCTACAGATCCAGTATCTGAGAACCAGAATGTATTGATGATGAAGCCGGTCAAGGCGTTTATGTATCAAGACCATCAGGCTCATATTATGGTTCACATGTCGGCCATGCAAGATCCGAAGATTATGTCTTTGCTCCAGAACAACCCAATGGCTCAGCAATTACAGCAGGCCATGATGGCTCACATTAATGAGCACTTAGGCTTTGAATATCGCAAGCAGATTGAATTGCAACTAGGTATGAGCTTGCCACCACAGAAAGACGAGGCCGGTGAAGATATCAACATGGATCCAGAAGTAGAAGCACGTTTGGCGCCATTGTTGGCTCAGGCTTCACAGCGTCTACTTGCGAGCAATCAACAGCAGGCTGCTCAACAGCAAGCCCAGCAACAAACTCAAGATCCGCTTGTTCAATTGCAACAACAAGAGTTGCAGATCAAGATGGCCGAGCAGCAACGCAAAGTGGCCAAGGATGCGACAGATGCTCAACTCAAACAAGAGCAACTGACCATCGAAGCTCAGCGCCAGAAGATTGAAGCTGCCCGAGCTATGGCTCAAATGGAGAATACTAAGCAGGCTCACTTGCTGGATAAGAGTGTAGAAGTTTTGACCCACCTGTCAAACACACACCAAAATAAGGCAAGCCAAGAGCGCGGCATGAATCAAGCTTCTCAACAAACTAAGGAAGAATGATGGACGTAATTGAAGTACTGGTAAAGCAATCTGACGAGAAGATTGCCCAACTCAAAGACTACTTATCGGAAGGTAGGGCGGAGTCTTTTGAGGAGTACAAGAAACTCTGTGGTGAGATCAAGGGTCTGCTCACTGCACGAGGATATGCACTAGACCTGCAACAAACCATGGAGAAAATGGATGACTAGTTCCATCCTGTTAGCTACAGACGCTAACAACCCGCAAGTTGTCGGAGCCTACAATTTCACTGCCACCGCAGAGGAAAAAGGCAAACAACTACCTAAGCCATCTGGCTATCGAATTCTATGCGCCATCCCAGAGGCGGAGAAAGAATTTGAAGACAGCGAGATTGGTTTAATTAAAGCAGATGAAACCATGCGCAATGAGGAGACACTCACAACTGTCTTGTTTGTTGTTGATATGGGGCCGGATTGCTACAAAGACCCTGCACGCTTTCCAAACGGCGCGTATTGTCAAAAAGGCGATTTCGTTCTTGTGCGTCCTCATGCGGGAACCCGCTTGGTGATTCATGGTCGAGAATTTCGTATCATTAACGATGATTCCGTAGAAGGAACTGTTGATGATCCCCGTGGTATTAAACGCAAATAAAGGAGTACAAAATGCCTGAATTTGAAAAAGAAGAATTTAAGTTTCCAGACGAATCCCAAGGTCAATCCAAGAATGAGGCTAAAGAGCCAGAGTTTGAGATTGAAATTGAGGATGATACGCCGGCTCAGGACCGTGGCCGTGAGCCAATGCCTAAGCCTCTGGTTGAAGAGCTGGAAAAAGATGAGCTTGATAAGTATGACGATGAGGTCAAAACTAAGCTCAAGCAAATGCGTAAGGTCTGGCACGATGAACGCCGTGAGAAAGAATCCGCGTTACGTGAGCAACAAGAGGCTATAAACGTAGCCCAGCGTTTATTGCAAGAGAATAAACGTATTAAGACTATTCTTACCAATGGTGAGAAAGAGTACGTTGCCACTGTACAGAATGCCGCCAACATGGAGTTGGAAATGGCCAAGCGCGCATACCGCGAGGCATATGATTCTGGCGATACTGACAAAAAGATTGAGGCTCAGCAGTCTCTACAGAATGTCAATTACAAGTTAATGCAGATTAAAAACTTTAAGTTACCCCCTTTACAAGAAGAGGAATTTGAAGTACAACCGCGTCAAGAGCAACGACAACCTGTTCCCAAGCCCGACAACAAGGCTGAAGATTGGCAGACCCGCAACGGCTGGTTTGGCAAAAATAGGGGTATGACAGCTTATGCTTTAGGTGTTCACGAAGATCTAAAGGATGCTGGAGTTCCAGTTGGCTCGGATGAATACTATGGTGAATTGGACAAAACAATACGCCAACGATTTCCCGAGGTTTTCCAAAGGACGTCAAATGAATCAACGGCAAAAACTGAGCCTGCTAAGCCAAAACCTAGCACAGTAGTAGCCCCGGTAGCCCGTAGCACATCTCCAAATAAGGTGAAGCTTAAGCAGAGCCAGTTGAATACGATTAAAAAATTAGGAATTACTCCCGAACAATACGTGAAAGAGTTCCTGAAAGTGGAGGCCCAAAATGGCTGAAAAAAGACTTACAAGAGAGTTTGACACACGCGATGTACAAGAGCGTCCTAAGCAGTGGGCGCTTCCTGAAATTTTACCTGAGCCAGACAAGCAGCCTGGGTATAACTATCGCTGGATTCGTGTCTCAACGTTAAACGCGGCAGACCCCCGTAACCTATCGGCCAAACTTCGTGAAGGTTGGGAACCCGTTGCACTTGAGGAACAACCCAAATTTAAACTGTTAGCTGATCCCAATAGTCGCTACCGCGACAACGTTGAGATCGGTGGATTGTTGCTTTGCAAAACACCTACTGACTTTGTTCAACAGCGTACACAACACTTCGCTAACCAAACACAAGCTCAGACAGATGCCGTAGACAACAGTTTCATGCGTCAAAGCGATGCGCGGATGCCGCTCTTCCAAGAGCGTAAATCTTCGTCTACCTTTGGCAAAGGTACTTAAATTTTAAAAGGAGTCTTAAATGGCTTATCCCGTCGTCTCGGCCCCCTACGGCCTAAAGCCGATCAACCTGATCGGTGGTCAAGTATTTGCGGGTTCTACTCGTGAATATCCGATCATTTATGGATATGCAACCAATATTTTCTACGGTGATGTCGTTGGATTAGTCCGTGGAAATCTTGAGCGTTTATCTGTTTCTACTGGCACTCTTGGCACTGTTGCAGGTGTTTTCTTGGGTTGCTCTTACACCAACCCTACTACTAAGCAGAAACAATTTGCTCAGTACTGGCCTAGTGGCACTTTAGCTGGTGATGCTGTTGCGATTGTCTGTGATGATCCTGACACTGTCTTTAAAGCTGTTGCCTGCTCTGCCACTACTGCTGTTGCTTCTGGTGCTCGCGCTATGATTGGTCAAAACTTGGCCATGATTAACAACACAGGTAGTGTAAACACTGGTAACTCGGCTAACGCATTGCTGGCTCCTAGCGCCACGCCTGCTACTACCGATACGTTGCCAATTCGTGTTTTGGGTTTAGTGCCTGAAACCGTTGTAACCTTGGGTTCTGTTACCTATACCAGCATTTCTACTGCTACTGTTACCTGCTCTGCTTTGCCTTTCGCATTGCCCGTTGGTACAGATGTGGGATCACTTGCTTCAAATGGTCAGTACATTGCTTCTGGTTCGTTCGTTATTACCGCAGCAGCTGCTGGTGCAACTTCATTTGTAATGAATGCCGCGCCAATTACAGCTTTTGCGGCTAGTTCAACGATTGTGTTCGCACAGTATCCTGAATTGCTTGTTAAGTTGAACTTCGGTCAACACGAGTATTATTCAGCTACTGCTACAGCTTAATAAGGAGCTAAATCATGGCTATTTCACGCGCACAACTACTTAAAGAGTTGCTCCCAGGCCTGAACGCATTGTTCGGTCTTGAGTACGCCAAATACGGCGAAGAGCACAAAGAGATCTACGAAACAGAGACATCTGAGCGTAGCTTTGAAGAAGAGACAAAACTGTCTGGTTTCTCTGCTGCACCTGTCAAGAACGAGGGCTCTGCCATCGCTTATGACAATGCACAGGAAGCATGGACTGCTCGATACAACCACGAAACCATCGCTTTGGGCTTCAGTTTGACTGAAGAGGCTATCGAAGATAACTTGTATGACTCACTGTCTGCACGTTACACGAAGGCTTTGGCCCGCGCTATGGCTTACACCAAGCAAGTAAAAGCTGCCGCCGTTTTGAATAACGGTTTTAGCTCTGCTTACACTGG